AACCACACTTGCAAGACCAAGAATGTAATCAACTCTACGACGACGGGAGGTAAATTGTGCATTTCCATCTACAAAATGAATACCAAGAAAACGACCAGAAAGATAACTAGGGACACCAAATACTGCATCCAATTCCTTGATGGAATCTCCAACATAATGTGTGTGAGGAGCAACAACAACATCAACGTCCAGAATACCTGGAACGGCAGTAAAATCGTAGGTAAGAGTATTAGGCGTAAAAGATGTTTGCCCACCATAACCAATCCAATCGCACTGATAAATCCCATCAAACTGCGGGAACGTAGCGAGGCAGGTATGAAGAATCGCTGCGACTTTAGGATTCGTGCCGTGATTCTTTTCAATGTCGGCATGAGTATAATTGATCTTAACTTTTACCTTGTTGAATACACTTTTAGTACCAACAAACTTCTTACCATTCTCAGGATTAGTTCCGAAAACAATAGCGGGAGCACCATCGTATTTCACACTGCAAGAACCCTTACAGTTACGCAGATAGTTAATAGTATCCTGCACAGATTCCTTACCCAGGAGTGCAGAATCTTCGGGATGTTCTAGGTGAGTGTTTTTCATATAGCCATGATGACACAAAAAAACCCCTCTGTAAAGGGGGGCTTGTGACAGTTATTGACCTGTCACAGTATTATTCGAAAAGTTTATAGCTTTCTCTATGTCAGTTACTTTTACACTCTCAGGATTCTCTGCAATTTTATTCATCAGAGTTTTCATTGTCTCTAACTTTTGCACATGCAGTTTATGAGCTTTTTCAGGATCATAAAAGTTTGAATCAGTCATTTTAACAAATCAACTATCATTTATGTATTAGTTCTAAATGCTGGTTCTACACCATTGATAGAAGAATGTGGAAAAAGTTTTTTCAAAAGTTCATCACATTTCCAGTATTCTTTACTACCTGTCGTGGTTTTATTGATTTGATAATACCTTACGGCTTGATAGAGTGTACTGAACTCATCTCCACAAAAGTTGATCATGTGGTGAAACTATCAACGACGCGAGATTCCTCATCATCATGAATAGAATCCAGAGCAAATCGCAGAGACCTGGATACATTTTCCATGATTCGGCCATCGTGAGAATCTTCACATTCATCACGCCATTCTAGGAGAACATCGTGACACTCATTATCATTCTCTGCGATGACACTAACTACGCCACCATACTCAGAAGAAGGAAACGGAACCCAATAATCAACGAGATAGAGATACTTCATTTTCAGTGTTAAACTACTCCTTTAGTGTAAATGTTTTGTTTGGATTTGTCAAGTTAAAGACAATACTTTTTGATGATGCGAAGAACCTCTCTAGGTTGATCTTGAACAGCAAAAGATTCTTTCTCAACATCATCCCTAAATCCAAGAGGTCTGATGTAACCATCATTGGATTTGCAGGCCTGTGACACATGAATAGCCTCATGTGCAATAGTACGATTCAATTCACCTTGCCAATCTGTATAATTTGTTTGAATAACATCGGCACAGATTACAAACTCGTTCCTCCCAGATTGGTTGAGATGATTTATTTTTGTGATGACATAGCCATCATACTTTCGAGTTTTACAAACTTTATGATTGTCCACAAATACCATAAAGTTCGATTGTCGAACAACATCAAGAATCTCTTGATGTGTGGGTGTAACATAATCCATCACCAACCTCTGTCACTCAACCAACAAGCAACTTTCCACCCAATCCAACCAACAGCTCCACCGACGGCCATAGCAGCAATACCTGATGGAAGTGTGAACAATCCCCATAGAATTGCACACCCAGCCAAGAAGAAACTTGCCCCACCGATTACCGTACTGAAGTCATCATCCCCACCACCAGATTCACTGCGAGATGGTTCCGAACCATAAGAACTTTCGTACTCTTCCTCTTCAAATACTGGAGAGGTTGAAATGAAACTAAATCCGTCAAGATGTGCATACATGGACTCAACCTGTTCTCTAGCTGCGAAAGGATTGAGTGCATCGACAGTGGTGGTTTGGATACCCTGACGAGGAGAGCTCCAAGAAACTTTGTACTTCATAATACTTTGTGGAGAGAAATAAAAAGGTATGAATCGGGGTCTTCCCCATCTATAACAATCTCTTCGTAGATTGACATAGCATCAGCATCTCTTCCTTCAGATGCAAGATCTGAACACCTGGATTCATGATAGTTTTCTAGATACTTGATGAGTTGTTTCTTAGTTTTAATCATGAAAAAATGACTCAAGAGGAGAAAGTTTTAGTGGCATAGCCGTGTATGGTCTGGTATCTTCAATTCGTACTACACTACCCACTGTGCTACTATTAACTGGGGCGTGGAATTGTTTTGTTTTGGTGTTGTAAAATCCCCAGATGGTTTTAACAGGTTTTCCGAGATTATAGTCATACCGCTGATGATGATGCAACCAGATAGCAGTAACATTCCTCTTAAAGTTTTTTTCTTGTTCATAATGATAACCGTCTGGGGCTTTGTGGAAGAGTTCTATAGTCACCGTTCAATCTTCCAGTGTTCGTTACCCTTGACAGGAACCCAAAAACAGTACATTTTGTTCATAGAAACTAGAAAGAGGTGAGGTACACCATCAATCACCTTTTCTTGTTCTACAGTACACATGTGGAACTGATCCATAATGTTATGGAATCGGTTCTTAGCTTTACTGGACAGGGGAACAACGGAAACCCGTTTTGTTTTAGTAGTCATAGTCTTTACCAACATAGCTAACTTAATGCGTCAAGCAGGGGATTTGGGTGAAGAGTGTGCGGTTTCTTGACTGTCACACTCTTAGATTTGGGTTTGGTGGTGGAACCCTTGGTGGCCTTGGGTTTTGACCCTTGAGATCCCTTGCGGCCACTAGGCGTTTTCGCCTTTTTTTGCGATTTTGGCTGCACAGGTGTCTTAGTACCCTTCTGCCCTTTTCGTGTCGCCTTCCAGAGTTGTTCTAATTTAATCTCGGCAGTCTTGCGATCTTTGCAATACTCATGGTGTTTCCCATCAACAATCAGAACATACTCACCAGAACTTGTAAAGGGAACTGCAGCCATGGTAAAGTCTGGTGTAGCAAATCCACTAGGCCCGTTATCAGGATCGAGGATAGTTTCGTTTGGAAAAATCATTTAATTTCAGTGGTTTCTAACAAAAATCTACTTTTTCGATCGTTATCAACTAACTTGAGAAAATCAGTTTGATCATAGTATTCTCCATTATACCTTATTTTATCAAGTATCTTGGACTGTTCATTATCAAATAATTTATTGAGATAGGAAATGACTCTCATCATAGTTCTTTTGTTACCATCCTCTATGTTTGTTGGTCTTCTATGTAGAGTAATTTCTTGATCCATAAAAACTACTTGACCATCGTTCCAATTTTGTGTATAAACGTATTCTTCCTTATAAACTGACTTGTTTATCTCCTCCATCACTTTATTACTCTCTTCCATAGACATTCCCACAAATCCATCGAAGCTATTCACAGGAAGTTTTATACCAGACAAACCAGTACAAGTTTCTCTATAAAATTTGGTTTCCATTCCATCAATGGGCACAGAGTTGTAGTGGATCAATAAAGTTTGAGAGTGATTTAACCCAGGAGCTAATGAGTGATCAATCCACCTATGTTTCACCACAAGTTCTTTAATCATACTCTGCATGTCGGAACTTAGAGATTCATAGCCATCGTGAGTACAAAGAAACTGAGTTTGGCTATTTTCGGTATCACTAACACTCTTAAGGCCGATTATTCTTTGACCATCATCAAATGCACATTGATCGCTGTGCCAATTCAATTCTCCATTTTGAAAAATACCTTTTGGCCTATCTTTCTCATCCCTCTTATAACTGACCATACTCATTGCACCCTTAAACTTTTCATCAATGTCTCTATTGATGTAACCTAAGTTTAAGAGGATTTCTCTCCAATGCCTACCTTGAAGTTGTTTTGAAATGACAGCATTATGAATGAAAGCTCTACTAGCATCACCCCACTCCATCATTGTTTTATAAAGTGTTTCTATAGGCACTTCTTCATTCACAAACACTACACATTGAGAAGCACACAACCTCCCTAATTCTAGGAGTTCTTCTGCACAATTCCAATCAATGTCATAAGCTTCAACACCAACAGATGCACTATAATTTTGCAATGATTTAGTCTTCATTTGTTACAAATATGTGTAAAATATGTAGTCTTTTTATACTAGATACTTTTTTTCGTATTCTAACAGATCTTCAGGAATGTCAAGGATGTTGGTATCAACGGGATAGGAGTTCTTCCACCTTACTTTACCCTCTTCTCTCTGATACAGTTTGATACCGAGATGGTTGTACTTTAGGTTTGTGGGTACAAGAACTTTGTAATCATCTTTATCAGGTGCAGTGAGAAAAGAGAGGTTCTCATTCTCTTTTTTAGTCACACAGATTTGTTGTGTGCAGACCAGGAAGATCCTCTTGAACGCCTCATAATCCTCCAGATACTTGTCTGCATTTTCTGCAATCATCCTACCCACAAATTGAGGAGAATGGTAGTGATCCCAGGTGTTTAGCCTATACTTTTTTGTGAGTTGATTCTCCAGAGCTTGTTCACTGATCAACCCCAACGGATTGGGATTGCCTGCATCAAATACCCCGTAGTAAAAGTCACGGGAGATCTTTCGTTTGTCATCAAATGATCGGTTCCAGTTGTGAATGTTCCCCCTCATGTTATTGAAGGTTCCTTCAGCGTAGACTTCCCACTTTTCCATAATGTTTGGGGCTCAACAAAGCCACTATGTCAGATTAACAAGAGTTTTGGTATGATTAGTGTGCAGCTCATCAAGTGGTTGCATAATACCTTTGTTTGCGGTCTTCATCAACAAGTGTAACAAAGTCTTCGATGTCGTAGAAAGATCCATTATACCTTACCTTTTCAACTTTTTTAGACTTTGGAGAATCATAAAGTTTGTTGACATAAAATACTGATCTGGCCATTGTTCTTTTATTACCAGATTCAATGTTTGTTGGTCTCTTATGAAGAGTAATTTCTTGATCCATAAAAACTACTTGACCATCGTTCCAATCATGAGTGTAAACATACTTGTCTTGGAAAATTACCCCTCCAATCTCCATCAATATTCTATTACTTTCTTCTCTTGGCATACCGACAAAACCATCAAATGAATGGGTGGGTAGTTTAATTCCAGGCAAACCAGAAGCAGTTTCACTATACAAAGAAGTTTCCATCCCATCAAGAGGGACCATGTTATAGTGCGCTAATAATGATTGAATATCACTCAATCCTGGAGCCATAACATGATCAATCCACCTATGTTTCACCACAAGTTCTTTGATCATACTCTGCATGTCAGAACTTAAGGATTCGTAAGCATCATGCGTACAGAGAAACTGAGTTTGGCTATTTTCCGTATCACTAACACCCTTGAGACCGATTATTCTTTGACCATCATCTAGAGCGCATTGATCGCTGTGCCAATTTAATTCTCCATTTTGGAACATCCCTTCTGGTTTTCCTTTCTCATTTTCTTTGTAACTAACGTATGCAATTCCTTGACTCAGATTTTTGCCAGCTGCGTTACTAACGTAAGCAAGATTTACAAGGATTTCCCTCCAGTGCCTACCTGTTAGTTTTTTATTTACAATGTATTCATGAGTAAAAGCTCTACTGGGATCGCCCCACTTACTCATCACATTAAATAAGTTTTCTGTTGTGATGTTTTCCTCTAAGAAAACAATGCACTGAGACGCACATAGTCTTCCAAGTTCTAACAACTCCTCTTGACAATTCCAATCAATGTCATAAGCTTCAACACCAACGGATGCTCTATAATTTTTTAATGATCTAGTCTTCATTTGTTACAAATATGTGTAAAATATATAGTCATCGTTTGACAACACTGATTGCAGGTTGTCCTTGTTGGAAGATCGTATCCACCACAGCTTGGATCTTCTGGTGAGTAGAGATCCCAACTTTGTTGAACACGGGAACAACAACCAGACCAAAAGATTTGGTATAGTTGTCAACGTCACCAGGAACCAGTTCACCACTACGGATACGAGCTGCATCGTTGTGGTGCATCCGAATCACACGGCCGATGGTTTGAGAGATACCAATGTAGTCCATCGAACGCATAAAGATCACACCCTCAAGTCCAGAGACATTGATACCCTCAGAGAGGATAGAGTGATGTAGCACAACAAACTTCTTGTTGTCATCCTTACCCCATGAACTTAGGGTCTCAAAGAATACCTCACGGTTCACCTTCTGACCGTTGATAATTGCACCAGTCTTTGCGGTGATGTAGAGATAGGAGAACCCACGATCTTGCAACTGTTGGATAAAGTCAGTCTCAGACATCAGTGCAGAGATCTGTTTGGTAGCTTTCGCACAGATCAACACTTTGTCCTTACCACATTCATCCAGAGTCTCAATCAAGTTAGTACAATCCCGATCTGCGGGAATCTTACCCTTACCAACCATAGGAAGTTGTTTTGCGATAACTTTAGGAGGGAGGATGTAACCACCTTCCACAAGTTCAGGTGCAGGAACATTACAAATCACCTGACCATAAACTTCTACATCATTCATCCCAGGCTTACCAACTGCGAGAGAATGTTTGGGAGTCGCAGTGAAGAAGTAACAACGGTCAGCTTCCTGACTGAAGTATTCAGTTGCAGGGAAGAAGTGACGTTGCACAGAGTTGTGAGCTTCGTCGAAGTAGATGGTATCTACGGGGAGACGAGTTTGTTGCAGACGACCCAGAGAATTATAGGTGGTGAAGATCATCTTGTGACCTTTGGTGTTCACAACCCAATCCACAATCTCTTGGGGTTTGGTAGAACTAAAGTGATGAGTTTCACCAGAGTGAATGTGCATCACACTTGCGTTGGTGATAAACTCTAGGAACTCAGAACATAATTGTTCTGCGAGCAAGATGCGTGGTGCAACGATAACAATAGTCTTTGCATCTTGAGACTCAAGTTGCATCATTGCATCGCGGATCATCTTCATCGTTTTCCCGCCACCAGTGGGGACCACGATCTGACCTTTTTCATGCAGTTGCATAAGATCAACCGCACGTTCTTGATGTGGACGGAGAAGAGGAATCATCAAATTGCGTTTCAATACAGCTAGAATACTCCTTACCCCCTAGGGAGGGCAAGGGGCTTTGTGATCAGAGATCCTTATGGATTAGATCAATCTGTTAAGTTTTTTTGCATAATCAAACAGTGCGTCCATGTTTTCTTCAGAAAGATCAAAGAAACACCCGTAAGCTTCAAAGGATACCCTATAACATCTTTCCATAGTTTTTTTAGAAGTTTTTACCGTGAACTCATCAATACTAGGTTTGTGAATAATTTTGGAAAACATTCTCGGAAACTTTTGAGAAAACTCTTCATAATACTTTTGTTTAGTTTCTCCAAATCTTCGTGAAAGATCTTTCACTACAACATCGTATTCACAATCACTTTCAAAGTTCCATTGTTTTTTGCAAATATCTTTCAAACCTAACAACTTGATTTCACCTTTAGGAAGTTGTTCAAGCCCCTTTCTGATAATAGAATCTTTGACAAAGGTAGTCCAAGATTCACGGAAGTGTGGATACTTTTCTTTCAGTCCGTTGATAGTGGGCTTGAGAGTTGCAGGACAGTACATAACTGGTTTGGGTTACATGAATAAGGATACCCCCTGACCATAGAGGTGTCAAGGGGTTTTTGATCAGGAAACCTTATGAATTAGATAAGGTACTCAAAGAGATGTAACTTCTACGAGTTGAGCACCCTTACGAAGGTTTGCATTTGCAAACACTAGTTGTGCATTTTCCACCGTAGTTTGTCCACCTTTTGACCAAGGATCTTTGTGGTCAATGTGAGTAACCGATCCATCATAAATGTGGCGGGCATCAATAGGTTCACCAGTCAATGCACATCGTCCTTCTTGGGCTTTCCAGAGACTATAACGGATCTTGGGATCATACTTACGATCTTTATCACGGAAAGTCAAAACATTGTCGGGTGCGGAAGAAATAGAATCAATCAGTTTATCAAGTCGGATTTGGAGGAAGTTTGAGGTAGAACTTCTCAAAAGACCTGCATAACTGCGAGGATTGTTTCCTTTTTTACCCCAATAAAGAATGTCAGTATTAGCAATCCGTTCTGATTGGCTTTCCACAAACCAATTATAGAAGCCTTTGTAATCTTCAATCACAATGGAGTTGTTATTGAGATAATTCAATAACATTGCAAAGTCGATCAGGTTAGCGTTTTTCTTTCCACCAATGTCAAAACCAGCAGCACCATAGTTCACAACAATCTTAGAAAGTTGTTCAACAATCGCGGAAGTTCTGTTGAAAGAAACGACTTCAACTGTAGAATCCCCATAAGCATCATCTAGAGCATTTTTGTCTAGATTTTTCAGATTATGAGAAACAAGAACTGCGATTGTTACAACCAGTTCATCTGGGTGCCTACGGTTGATAGCTTTTGCGTTGTATAGGTTCACAAAAGAGTTCATGTGACTCTGAACGAGTTTGCGAACAAGATTACCAAAACGACAAGGAATAGCGTTCCTTTTCTCTTGATTGTTGAGAGGAAGACCCTGGTTGATGTTGCTAAAAAGTTCAGCAAGTCCTGTACGATCGGATTGCAAAACCATCAAAGTGTTCATAGAGATGTTCTCAATGTAGTTGCGAACATCGGGATCCAAGTCCTTGAAATACTTACTATTCTTTGTTGCTTCAAAGTACTGGATGTTGTTGTGTTCAATGAAGTATTTCCCTTCGGCGAGAGGAAACTCATTGTTCAGAAACTTGCAAATACAATTATCACGATTATTACCATCAATCGTGATGTATTCAAAACCCTGATCCAAAAGATCTTTGAAAAACTGATAATCAGAGTGAGTGGGACCATAATGAAGTTCAATAGAACTCAGAAGATCCGTAAGTCTCCCCAAGGTAACTGGGGTGATTGCTTTACCCTCAAGCACAGACTTAATGTATGCTTGATTCATCTGGGTACTCCAGCGTGTATTAGACTGGAAGGCTTCATCAAGATAAATCTTGGTGTCCTGTTGCAGAGAAGCCAGTTTAGATACAGTGAGAGTGTAGGTTTTTGTGTTTGTTTTCATAGTAAAAAAGCGAATGGGTATCTCAGATTTGGAGTTTTGACCGTCTCAATTAAGAGTTGGGATTTAGTCCGTTTCTTTGATGTTTTAAGTGTAACTCAGACAAAGAACTCTGTCAAGGCCCCTGACTGGCGTTTGAGGGTTTCGTAACAATACGAAATCTTCATGGAATCAAGAACTCTCATAATCAATTTGAGAGATCTTTGGTGCGGTCGTTGTTTCCAACCATACCAAGCTGTTTTCTTTCCTGTTGCATACGGAGGAACTTGTCCTACAGAGTAATACTGATCCGCAGTTACATCGTAGATAGTTTCACCATCTTGTAACCACCAGTGAGTATCATTCCGATAGTCAATTCCACTCATAGGAACTAACTTATCCGTGTCCATCAGGTAGAACAAAGCCTGAGTTGAATGGTAACAATGACCAAACATTGGGTTGGTTGCATTTTCTTCTCTGTACTTTTTGGTGAGAAGATCAGGCGTCAGTTGGTCAGCAATAATTCTACTTATTGCATGAATCACTGCGGGTTCATAAGAAAAAGGAAGAAACCTAAGAGAACGAGTCTCAAAGATTTCTTCCCCATCGTATCGGTGTCTCTCAACAACCTTCATCTAAACCCTTAAACCATTACCCAATCTATTTTATCAGAAGTTCCTCAAAAGAGCAAGCGTTTCAGCATCAAACTCTTCACGAATACCAGTAGAGGGAAGCCAATCTTCAGGACCAGTTTCCATCATGGATTCGTAAAGATCGTTCTCGGTCATGTAATCGTAGTTGAAATCGTCGTTCATGTGTGAAGTGAATTGGTTTGGGTGGGGGTGCCGATCTCCCCTACAGCATGTGAAGGATCTTACCCATGACCTGTCCCGATGTCGGGTGGTTTCGCTGGGAGGGTTCTCTTCTGAAGCTAGTATGAACCAACTTAGGGAGAGAGTCAAGGGGCTTAATGATCAGAGATCCTTATCAGTCCCAAGATACATTCTCAAGAAGTACGCCAGGCATTACATAAGTCCACCCAGTTCCAGCAGATTTATACTCCCATTTGTATTCATAGTTATTATGACTGTCCCAAGTCATATATCCCTTCTCTTTATCAAATCGTCCTTTGATAGTTAATTTCCATTTATTAGAGAAAATGTTACGAGTCCTAAGAGCACCCCCAGGTTCACGAGTTTCAATAACTTTACAAAGATCCTCGTAGATAGATCCACCCGTCTCTAATTGACATGGAGTTTCATAGACAAAAGGCTTATAGACTTTTGGTGTTTTTGGTGCGGGTGGAGTTTGTGCAAAAGCTGGTGCAGTAAGCACCAGCGAAACAACAACAAACAGAGATTTCATCACTTGTTTAAGCGTTGAGAACAGTATTGTCTTGTGTCATTTAGTTTCTCCAACATAAACATAGTCGGGGTGTTTGGCTTTGAAAGCCTCCACTTGTTCTTCAGTCTTAAG